ACCGACTGATGCGAGAGGAGAGCGGCCTCCCAGACTGCAGCAGATGCCGCCGGTACATTGGATCACTCCAACGTCCCGTAAGCGTCTTCTGCAGGGCCCAGACCCCGTCGACACCGACCTTTCGGTCAGCATAGACAGGGATATAGGCCTGAACCTCAGGCCTCTGGGTGTCGGGGTTCACACGTTCGGCTGTACATAGTACGGCAGGACGGTGAACACCGATCGCTCCGGACTCAGAAGGGATGAAAGGAAGGCGGTGATTAAGCGCCTCTTCCAAAACCCTCTGACAGTACTTCCCGGCGCGCGACATACCCGCTGCATAAGCAGCGTTCATGAAAGCGTTCCAGGAGAGTACCTCCGGTACAGTCTGGTGACTAGTAGGTGCAAGGTGCTTCAAGCGGATTGGCTTTACAGCCATACCAGCATAGAAGTCCCCGCCGCACGATTCGCGAAAGAAACCTTTCGTGAAGCTTTTCGTGCGATTTACCTTAAGGCCAAAAGCCTCAAGAATACCTACGACGTCATCAACACTTTCTTTGGGGACAATCATATCATCCCCAAAGACATGGACTTTCTCCTTAAACGAGCGGATGAACCGCTCGTCAAAGGATTCGTCCAACGCGGCTCGAGACAGACCCATGAAGATCAGTGTGGTAAACACAATGACCTCCATCGGGAATGTAAGAGCTGACCCCATCGACGCGAACTTAACTAGTGAGATTTTTTCACCAGAGTCAAGTTCTGCGCTAGTGGAACGGCACGCCTGCACAGCGCCAGAGAGATCTGGCCAAGGCGCAAGCATGTCGACCACCAAGCGGTTCAAGACACGATCGCTTGCCTCGCTAAGATCTAGCGTTGCAAGTTCTCGCGTTCGCGACGCTTCACGAGCAGATTCCTGATTAAGGGTCTGATCAGTGAAGTGAGCGAACAGGGATGAGAGTTCATCACTCTCAATCCCTTCCACGAATTCTCGCATCAGAGCCTGCTGCATGTATTGCATGTAGCTGGGCTCAACAGCGATTATTCGCGGAGTCTTGAGCGTCTTAGGAACAAGAGTGATCTTAACAGGTCGCTCCTGCTCCGGGGTTAGGTAGTCCGGGACATTATCAGAGAACCACTTCCAGTGCGGAAGTGCGTACTCCCCAAAAGGGAAGTACTCCTCTAGTCTGTCAGTCCATTCAGACTGAACAAACTTCTGGTTGCCGACCTTACGGTCGGCAGTAGCACCAGGACCGTGTCCAGGCTCCAGTTCGAATGAGGCAACCTTGCGGTTGACTCGATCGAACACGGAACCAAACAGCATAGCCGAAACACGACGAAACTCCTTAATCGGGAGATCGTCGTAGTTTTCGAGGACCGCTGTAAGGTCTACCTCACATTGTTTGAAGCCCTTGAGTGCCTTCTGCTCTCGCTCCGGCGTGCAAGCAACCTCAACCTTCTTGAAGGCGAGGCAAAGCTGCCGCACGGCGCGAATAGCATGTATAGAAGGACGCTCAAGAACTTCAAGTGACCGTCCGTCAAAGATCTGGAGAAGGAAACCTGAGAGAAATCTCGGGAGACCTCCCCTCTTCTTGAAACCAAGAAAGAGGTTGGATCCAACCTTGCCTTCGTCAAGACTTCTTTCGAAGTCTCCGGCGAATGCAGGAAGAGTGATTGTCAGAAAAGACATACCCTCATCTTTGACACGATCGAGAACGGTTTCCCAGTCTCGATCTATAGATGTGTCGCATATGACCGACTGATCGTCGGCCATCGCCTTCCAGAGTCCAGTCAGGCTTTTCATCGATTACCTCCAAAGGTAGTTGTAGGAAGCTGATCGAGTCCTCTAGTTCATCCTCAGTTCGTGATGGCTATGCCAACCATGACTGCTAAGATCATCATGACCGAAGCAGACCATAGAAGCACAGCCGTTGCAACACCAGCCGCGTTAAGGCCCGACCCAGTCCGTTCGCGAGAACGGATTAGGACTCCTTGCCAAGAATCTTGGCGAGGTTGCCGGCTCCCTTAAGGAAGTCGAGCAGACCATTAACGTGGTCCTCCAGCTCGGCGTCGGTAAAACCGGCGCCGTTGAGCGGAGTATCGATGACCAGATACGCCTGGGCAGTATATGCCTTTGAACGTGTCGAGTCGAACGGGTCAGCACCAACCTTGTTAGTGGTGGCCCGTACGACGGAGCGCTCCCGCTTGTTCGCACTATGTGCGATACTAAGCTCGAGGCCCCCATCGGAAGAACGGTAGTTTGCAGTCATGTTCCCCACGGAAACGCGGGGAAGAGACTTAGCAACACCGTCAATGGTGATGTTCTGAGGATCAGTGAACAAAATGACTCCTTAAGCGACGACGGAAACACCGCCATCTTATTTTTCAATTGAGTTGTTATTTAGTTATTCTCACATCTTGAGCCTAGACAGCCCAAGAGCGGTGAGGATCGCTTTCTGACTCATGGAAAGAGTAGAGAAGCTGGTGGAAAAACCGAAAGGTGTGGCTTTAAGCCTCCTCTTACGAGTGTGTACGACCTGGGACTTAATCGCAATGCGAGAAGAGGTACCATTACGTACATAATAATCAGTAGGACCGAATTCTCCTGAAGCCTCACGGCTCCAGGTATCTTCGGCCATGATATATCCGTAAGAGAGCTGCAGAGAGGATCCCAATGTGGATGCGTTTGAAACAACGTCTCCCACATTGGTGAACCAATCTGCGAGCCAGGAGAAGGGAAGAAGCTCCCAAGCGAGCTCAGGTGTCGGAATGACACCGTAGACCCGATTAAACTCGGTGATTCCTTTTAGGGAGTCATCGAGAGAAAGGGGATACGCTAGCTTGTATGCTCCACTAAACCAAACACGTCGAGTCGATTTCGTCTCGCCGTGCACGGCCGTGGAATAAAGCATGGAAGTTTGATTTCCAGAACCGCCAGAATAGGCATAGCCTGTTCCTTTGGTGAGCGTCTTCTCTTCTTCATCAACCAGAGTAATGCGTCGACGGACGATCTTCCCGTTATCACGCCGAAACTGAGTGAGAATCTTCTCATACTGTTTCGTAAGCGAGACGACGGATGATGCATCCGTGACCATTGGGGCAATCCCGAACTGATAGTTCAGGTACTCCCCTCCCGCCGCGGAAAGCGACGGGTTCTTGACCATCTGGCGACCGATGAGGGACGGTAAACCGTCCTTCAACTCGGCCACCGAGGTGGACAAAGACATCTCTGGCTTCGTGGGAAGCGTTCTTGCAATGGCAGTACTACCGAGACCAAGTAATTGGCCATCTTCGGTAGCCTCCAAAGGAGACGTGAAAGTACCGTTAGCGATATTCGAAACGTTGACAGCCATACGGTTGTCAGCGTGAAAATATCCCTTAACGGTCTCTCGTCGTCCCCCAAAAGAACCTACGCTCCAGACCGAGTCTACATAGACTGGGTCTGTAACGTACATGTTCTCTGACAAGAACGGTCCCCCCTCATCTATCCGACCTCTCCCTGTTTTTGCAGAGAGACGGTTCAGCGCCCTGATACCAGAATTGTTCTGGTCCAGAGTCGCTTTCGCATGCCCACTTACCGTATAAGGTGTGGACTTGCGCTGATAGGTGGGGCTTGAAGTGTTAGCATTGAGAGCTAGCTCCCAATCGCTACGCTCAGAAAGATCGGTACTATCCGTCTTTCTAAGCCTTCTCTTGCCACCGTGACGAGCGTAATACCCGTTATCGGCGGTAGAGAATTCTTCAAACACGAGTTTGATCCTTTCGATTTTAGGCGGCGACATGCCTACGGGGCCCGAAAGGGCC